ACTTACAAACCAAGAAATACTTTTAGTTTTTTAGGCGGTTCTGAATAATGGCACAAATAGAAACCAGAGGACAAATATTAGATGTGCCAGATAATTTTGCTGATCTTTCTCCAAGAGAACAAGATGATTACATAGATGAAAAATTAGGCCCTAGCACTTTTACAAATGTTTTAAGATCAGCTATTGGTCAAGGCTTAGCTTTAGGCTTTGGCGATGAAGTTGAAGCATTTGTAAGATCGTTAGGTAGTGATAGGAAATACTCAGAACTTGTAAAAGAAGTAAGAGGAGATATAGACAGATTTAGAGAAGAAAGTCCTGTCCTTGCTTATGGCTCAGAATTACTTGGTGGCGCACTTACAGGTGGCGCTGGTCTTGGAAGAACTGTTGGCTCTACTGCTTTAAGATCTGCTGCTGTAGGTGCTGGCTATGGTGCTGGTCAAGCAGATGGCGATATACAAGATAGATTACAAGGTGCAGCACTTGGTAGTGTGCTAAGTGGCTCTATGGGTGCTGCTGCTAAAAAAATATTACCAGGCGTGTCTGCACAAGCTAGACAATTACAAAAAGAAGGAGTTGAACTAACACCTGGCATGGCATTAGAAGGAGTGGTTGGTAAAGGTGTAAAAGAACTAGAAGAAACTCTTACCTCATTACCATTACTTGGAACTGGCCCTGCATTTATGAGAACGAAAGAAAGTTTTACTAAATCTATAATTAACAAGGCACTAAATGATATTGATGAAACTTTGCCAAATAATCTTTCTATAGATGATGCGACATTATTTCTTACTAACAAAGTAGGCAAAGCATTAGATAATTCTATTGAGTCTTTAAAGATAAAAGATGCGCAAAAACTTACTTCCCAAATGGAGTCCTTACTTAGAAGGGAAGGTGCGTTTAGTCCAAGTGAAATAAAAACTATAAAAAATTCTTTATTCAAAACAACTTTTAGTAAAGCATCTGACAATCAACTTACAGGTAAAAGTTTGCAAAATGCAGATGAAGTTTTAAGAAAAAAAATAAATAGATTTGGCAGTTCTACTGATGCTGTGCAAAGAGAACAAGGGGATGCTTACCGAAAACTTTATAAGCTATTTGAAGATACTTTAAAAAAAGATAACACAGCATCCGATGTGTCAAAATATCTTTCAGCTAAAAAAGCATACGCTAAAGAACAAGTTATTAGAAAAGCATCGACTGCATCTACAAAAGATGCAACTTTCACTCCTGGACAACTTTTACAAGCATCTAAATCAGCAGATAAAAGCGCACAAAAAGGTATGACTTTTCAAGGCAAAGGATTACTACAACCTGAAGGCAGAATAGCGCAAGATGTCATTGGACAAAATGTAGGCGACTCTGGAACTGCTATTAGATTGTTAGGCACAATGGGTTTATTAGGTGGTGCTTCTTTTGTAAATCCTGTAGTAGGGATCGGTGCTGCTGGGTTAGGGGCAGCATATCGTAATCCTATTTCACAAAGACTTTTATTAGAAGCATTAGGTCAGGGCCAGCAACTAGGGAGATTAGCGCCAATACTAGGCGGTTACACAGCAAACCGAGATTAATGAAAAAATAAAATGTCCAGAGCCACAGAAAGAATTGGCAGAGCTGGCGAATATGCTGTGGCAAGTTTTCTGAGTCTGCAAAGCGATACAGTACATATTCTTCCACATGGCAGTCATGCTGACATAATCTTTGAAATAAACGACACCATATACAAGTGCCAAGTAAAAACTGCTGCCATAAAAAAAATGTGCCACAAAACACATAAAAGAGTGAATTGGTGTTTTGATATGCGCAGAGGTGCTAACACAAAAATAAGAGATTATAAAAAAGGCATGGTTGATCTTTATGCTTTTTGTTGTTTGGAATACAACACTATAATATTTAAAATTTTTGAAAATGATAAAAGAACTAAAATAACTTTTAAAGACTCTCTGATGAAAAACATAAATCCTGAAAAAAGTTTTTACGAAGCTATCTCACTTTTAAATAATTAAATATCATTTTAATTCTTGCTTTATCACTAAAACTCATCTATCATCTTTTTATTAACTTAAATAAGAGGAAATATTATGAGTAAAATTAAAACAAAATGGCTTGGCGGTACTACTGCCGAAGACTATATAGCAGGAAGTGTTGAGTTAATTAGCGGCACTAAAGATAAACCAAAATATAAAAAGTTACATTATTGGAAATATTTTTTAACCGATAATTTTATTGTTTATGAAATTCCAAATCCTTCTGCACCTATTAAAAATCAAATTCATAAGGGGGTAACAGAAAATATAACGCTTTTGGTAAAGTCAATTCCTGAAGTTATTGAACATATAAAATAATAAAGCGTGTGAGGGAGTTTTGACACCTGTACTTCCTCACACCATATAGGAGAAAAAATGGACATCAATAGAATAGAAAATTTAAAAAGCGCATGGGCGCTTAAAAGACATCTTCTTAAATCAGAACGCAATTTAATTAAGTTAAGGAAAAAAATAAGATGGCTTTCTAACCAAAGAAATTTGGAAGTTTTAACACTTTGGAATTTAGATCATTCAAATACATATCAGACGTTAGGCGATAAATATGGAATTACAAGAGAGAGAATTAGACAAATACTCAATAGGGCAGAAGCAGAAGGTTATTATGTTAGATCAACAAAAGAAAGAACTGTTCATAATACAAAGGAAAAAATAAATGCTGTCTTTTCAGAAGTAGTTAATGCCATAACAAATCTATATGGAACTCCTGAATGGATAGAATGGAAAGATAATTTTTTTAAAAAAAATCCAGGAGTTATTTACAGAAAGTTTGTTAGATTTACTTTGCTAAATTGTTGGAAAAAAAAGTTAATTGATCCATTAGATAATTTCAGATTTGATTTTCAAATTACAGAGCGACACATGAGAGTTCTTAATTTAAGAATGAACAATCTTACTATTGAGGAATGTGCAAATATTCTTTCTTGTTCAGTTGCTCAAATCACAAAATTATTAAGAGATTTAAAACAAATTGGTTTGTATCGTAATCCCAAGTTAAATCAAAACCAAGTAGCATCTGTATCGCTCGATAAAGAACAAATAATCAAAAAACTAGATTGGATTAGAGAAGGATTGACAAATGGTAAAACTTTAAGAGATTTAGAAAAGGAGATAGGAACAACTAAATCATCATCACAAGTTTTATTTCATTTTATTACAAGACATTATTATATGCCTAAGATTGCTATAGAGAGATATAAAAATGCGAGAGCCTAAAGACCTAATAATTTTATTGCTGCTTGCAATTATATTTATTTTTGTTTGGAATTTAGAAATTTATTTAAACTAGGAGAAAAAAATGAAAAAGATAACCTCAGATAAACTAAACCAAAGTATTAAACAAGTAGCTTGGACTAACAGCAAAGGTCAAAAGCAAATTAGTTACTATCTCAAATATACTGTCAATGGCAAACGCAGAAATATGAAGATAGCCAATGGTGGCACTTCAATACAGTTAGTTCGTAAGATTGCAAGTGAACTTCAAGCTAAGATGTTGTTAGAAACAAACTACGATCCTTTAAATAAAAAAATAAATAATACACCTACGTTAAATAATCTCTTTGACAAATACATACAGCAATTAACACTAAATAAAAGAAAGACTATTTCGGAGTATGTTCGTTTGTATGAGAAAGATATAAAACCTAATTTTGGAAATCATTTAATCAATTCTATAACAAAAGCAGATATTAAAGATTGGTTTGATAATTTGAGTGCTAGGTCAAAATATACTGCAAATCGTTGTTTAACTATTTTAAGAACAGTTTTTGAATTAGCTATTGATTATGAATATGTAAATCAAAATCCAACGACTAGAATTAAAAAACACGCAGAAACAAAAAGAGAAAGGTTTTATACACATCATGAAAAAATAATTCTTTTTGAAGAACTGTTTAGAAGATTAGAAAATGATAAATCTCTGCTGCACTCAGTAAGTTTTTTACTTTTATTAATTATGACAGGCGCTCGAAAATCAGAATTGGCTAAAGCCACATGGGAAGATTGGAAAGGCGATTACATTGAAATTAAAGATCATAAAACTGATAAATACCTTAAAACTAGAAAAATTTGGCTTAATTCTCAAAGTCGCTCTTTAATAGAAGCTCTTGCAAGGCAAAAAAAGTATAAAACGATATTAGGTATCAAAAATCCAAAAAAGCTGTGGAACAGCGTTAAATTAGCTTGTATGAGATTTTGCCCCAACATAGCGGATATAAGACTCCATGATTTGCGACATTCTTTTGCAACTACAGCTAATAGTGCAGACATTGATTATTTGCAGACTGGAGAACTAATGGGCCATAAATCTTTAAATATGATGAAACGCTATCAGCATATTGAAGATAAAACGAGCAAAAGAAATATAGAGAAAATCGGTAAGGAAATTCTATGTGGTGTAAATTTACCAACTACAATTTATCAATAACAAAGATCTGCTTTGCTTTTTCAAAGGAAATATTATGATCGTTAGCCAAAAAAGTAAGTTTCTGTCTAGGAAAACTTTTTTTATCAGCAATAGCTTTCATAACAATTTTCTTTTTTGTAACTGTGTCATAAGAGTTCCAAGAACTAATCTGTTTAAGATTACGACCACATATACAAGAGTCTTTCAATCCATAAGTTGTAGAGCAAACGCTTATACATGGAGAGTCCTCTAATGAACTTGAGAAACCATCCATTTTTAATTGATCTCGAAAACACATTGTCTTTTTCATATCTTTTATGTTTTAATTATATCTCATTGGTAGGAACATTAACAAACAAGAAAAACTATGAACGATAAGGACTATATTACACCTAAAGAGTTAGCTGTAAGGTGGCACAAAAGCGTACGCACTTTGGCAAATCAAAGAATAAAAGGCGAAGGGCCGCCATATTACAAAATTGCTGGCAAAATTTTGTACGATATGCAAGACATAAAAGAGATAGAGGAGAAATCATTTGTTGGTAGAACAGACTAGAGAATTTAGCAAAAAAGTATTTATGCCATCTAAGCATAGTAAATATTCCCCCTCAAGTGCAGAGCGTTGGTTTGCTTGTCCAGGCTCTATAAAACTTTCAGAAGGTATTGAAAGAGAACCTGTAGGCAGACCAGCGCTCGTTGGTACTTTTATTCACAACATGGCAGAAATGTTGATGAAAGGTCATTTGGAAGGAGTTACTCTTGAAGATTATTGGCTTGGTAAGAGCGAAACTGTAGAAGATGTAAAAATTTATGCAGACCAAGAGATGATTGATTGTGCCAAATTCTATGTTGATTATATTGAAAAACGATCTAAGGAATTAAACTCAAAAGCACTTATTGAAGAACAAGTAAGTATTGAAGAAATAAATTCCGAGTGTTGGGGTACAAGTGATGCAATCCTATTTAATAAAGAAGTAATAGAAGTAGTGGATCTTAAAACTGGCAAATGGCCTGTCAGTCCTGAGAATAATTTGCAAATGTCCATTTATGCTTTAGGTGCTTTGGCTCGCTATGGTAATGAAGATATGAAAGTGATAATGACAATCGTACAACCTAGAGCTAGAGATAAAGTTCGTTCGTGGGAAACTACAGCAGAATACTTGGTAGATTGGGGATTTTCAGATTTAAAAAATGCTTTAGATGCTTGTGAAGCAGAAAAACCGAATTACGCTTTTGGAGAACAATGTAGATTTTGTCCAGCTAAAAGAGTATGTGAAACCTATAAATTAAATGGAGATAGTAAATATGACTGAAGAAGTTAAAAGTCCAACTGTGAAAATTGACGATAAAGAATATTTAGAAGCTGATTTGTCAAAAGAGCAGATGGAATTATTAAACATGGCTAAGTATTTAGCGCCAAAAGAACAAGAAGCGCAAAACCAACTTACCTTAATACAAGACCACAAACGAAGATTAATTCAAGAGTTGAAAAGTTCTTTGGAAAGCACCGATAACATTATAGATATAAAGGAGAGTAAAAATGAGTCTAAGTAACATAAGAAAGAAAGCTAAACAGAAACCGCCTAGAATAGTTCTTTATGGTGGCGCAGGAGTAGGTAAAACTTTTTTTGCAGCAAGTACAAACAAGCCAATCTTTATTCTTACAGAAGATGGGATGGGAAAAATCGAAGCAGATCATTTTCCATTAGCACAAAGTTTTGAAGATGTTCTTAAAAACTTACAGTCGTTGCTTGATAATGATAATGATTATAAAACTCTTGTTGTTGATAGTTTGGATTGGTTAGAACCTCTGATTTGGGATAAAGCCTGTCAAGATAATAATTGGAAAAGCATCGAGCAACCTGGCTATGGAAAAGGCTATGTAGAAGTATTGAAGTATTGGCGTGAATACATAAGGCTTTTAAATGAATTAAGAGAAAAAGGATTTATGATAATGCAAATAGCACATAATCAAATCAAGCGTTTTGAGTCGCCAGAAATCGAAGCCTATGATCGCCATGAATTAAAGCTTCATAGAAAAGCAGCAGATTTAATTCTTGAACATAGCGATTGCTGTTTCTTTGCAAACTACAAACTTGGAACAGTACAAGTCAAAGGTAAGGGTGGCAACATGACGACTAAAGCAGTTAGTGGCGAGAGAATTATTTATTGTCAAGAAAAACCAGCTTATTTAGCTAAGAACAGATATGCTCTCCCAGAAACACTACCTTTTGAATGGGAAACTGTTCGTGCGGAGATGTTGAAATGATAGATGATGTAGATATTATTTTTTGCGATGAATGTGAACTAGAAGCTATTTACAAAAGCGGTGGTTTATTTTTGTGTGCAAATTGTTTAAGTAAATATAATAAAAGTGAGGTTAAAAATGGAACTTGAGCAGTATGGTGGCTTAGAAATAAGCGAAGTAGAAGAAAACATAGAGCCTGGCAAATATGTTATGCAATATGTTGATGAACAAGAAATAAGAAATGATAGTGGTTGGGTAGGATGTAGAATGTCTTTTCAGATACAAGGCCCCAAACATGAAGGTCGTTTGGTTTCAGGTTTATTTACAGTAGCAAATCCTAATTCAGCAAAATCTGTTGAAATAGGTAAAACAGAGTTGTCTGCTTTAGCAGCAGCTTGTGATCTAACTACTCTTAAAAATACAGAAGAATTAAGAGGAATTAGATTTACTGGGATGGTTAAAATTAATGATAATGGCTATCCTGAGTTAGATGCACAGTTTGGTAAAGGCTTTTCAAAAGCTACTCAAGCTGGCCCTACAATCGCTGAAAAAGAAGAAGCGGAAGCAAAACCGCTTGATGCTTTTGGCGATGACGATATTCCATTTTGAATAAAAAGAGCTTGTGTGGGATTTGTGGAAATCCTGCACAAGGTTTCTTTTTTAAACACAAAGGAATATATTATGCTTCTTGTAGTATGAAGCATTTAGAAGAACTAAAAGAGAGAATACAAAAAGGAGAGAAATTAGCTAGAAGAACTTACACAAATGCACTTGGAGTAGAGTATGCAAGAAAGCAATCCAAAGAAAAATATTTACAGATTGCAAAACAAACAGGTAGTTTTGAGTTGCATAAGTGGACAAACGAACAACGAGATAGTTTTTTTAATACAATAATTTTAAACTATTTAGATTTTGAAACTGAGTTAGGAGAAAAGAATGAGTGAGTTTCCAAACAAAAAATACAATATTATTTATGCTGATCCAGCATGGTCTTACAATGATAAAAGGGATAAACACAAAAGGCTTTGTGGTGGTGCAACTGTTCATTACGAAACGATGTCTATGCAAGATATTTATGATTTACCTGTAGAAGAAATTGCAGATGAAAATTGTTATTTATTTCTGTGGGTTACATTTCCATTATTAGATGAAGCAATAAAGACTTTTGATAAGTGGGGTTTTAAATATAAGACTATTGGATTTAATTGGATCAAAACTAATAAAAATAATGGCAAACCTTTTTTCGGAATTGGCTACTACACTAAATCCAATTCGGAATTATGCTTGTTAGGAGTTAAAGGAAAAGTAAAACCAGTAAGCAATAAAGTTTCAAGTGTCGTGTTGGCACAAAGAGAACAACACTCAAAAAAACCTGACTGTGTTAGAGAAAAGATAGTAGAGCTTTGTGGCGATTTACCAAGAATAGAATTATTTGCAAGAGAAAAAAA